ACAACATAGTATATAAGAATATTTAGTACTAATAAGGGTATAAAAGCGTATCTATACACAATAAAAAAAAGGGGTTAAGGCTGTGGTACTGATCCACCAGTTAATTGATCAGGACTGGTTAAACCCATTTCTAATAATCTCTTTTGGAATGGATTAAGAGCCTTAAATTCTTCACTTGGTTCTTCAACTACTACATCCTCATATAATGCTTCATCGACATTTAATATGCATGCATCGATCATGTGTTCAGCTTCATGTTGTAAGTCAGCCCAATAATCATCAGGATCATCAATATAATCAAGGTTATCGTCTGTATTTTCAAAACACTCAACGGTTTTATCCAATATAGGAGTATCAAATACTGTATTGACTTGAGCTAATTCAGCTTGTCTATGATCCATACCCATATTACAAGCACCATTATTCATAATGTCATAATATGTATTTTGAGCACATCTAAATATATCGATAGCATTGTCTTGTGCGTGACCTTCATGTGGGATTCCACCTTTATCTGCTGGTAGAGCATTGATCTTATCACACTCTTCTTGATACATACCAGTATCATTACCATAATCATGCTCTTTATACACACTAGCACTCTTTAAGCAGTGTCGACATAAGTCACCATCATAGTTACGATAATTATCGTCTTTATCAATCATTAACTAACTAAGGTACACACTACTATTAAAACCCTTATAGTAAGCAAAAAGAACTACTAGGGCTATAAAAGCGTTATATATTGGTATGATTTGATTCCTAGGATTTAACGAATACACCAGCGATCCGCATAGTATTTAAAACTTTTTTATTTTTTTTTTATTTTAAATTTTGTGCCCAAACAGGGGTATATAAGCATTGTGTTCCCTACTAGGGGTATTAAAGCGTTACTAATCCTACTAGGGGTACTTAAGCGTTGTGTTTCGTTCGTTCCCCCGATAGGGGTTAATAAGCGTTGCTAGTCATAACAGGGTATATAAGCGTAGATCCGACTTAGTAAAAAAAAGGTTTGGTGTTATTCGAGTACGAATAACTGTCTATCTGTGTGTGAGTCACAAACTTCTAACATGGTTGAATCTCCTACAAGTATGCTGTATGGCTGTACTACCAGACCAAAATATGCATATGCTCGAGTTTCATTCGTTGTGCCTTCAAGAACCATGATTAAATCAAAGTCCTTGTTATAGTGGAATTTGACAGGTGCACAATTATCATAGTAGAATGCATTGTCATCTCCGTCTATATCATGGAATGATAAACCATCGTAAGCTTTTTGGCATATAGCCTCTAAAGCCTGTATTTGTGGTATCATTTCCATAAAGTCACCAAAGTCCATTTCACCGTCATAGCCAAAACTAAGACTTTCAGATCCATGAGCCCATGTTGAAGGAATTTTAGTCATTGTGGTTGACATAATTATTATTCAGTGTAATCATATATAAGCAGTAATAGTACCAAAAATCGCCAAAGGGGGAGGGCGATACGCTTTAATAGCCCACAATGATCAACAGGGGGTTAATAAGCGTTATGTGACAACCATAAAAAAAAGTTATCTGGTTCGCATGTTGTATAAGTCAACATCCTTTTCTTGGATGCCATCCTCGCCATAAAAGGCTAGATAACAGTCATCAGAACACACGGTTAAAACTCTAACCATGCCCTCGAAAACTTGGCATCCTTCATACTCTGATCCACATTCTTTGCAGATATGGAATCTTTCAGGGTTGAAAGTCATTAAATAAACAACAGTGTAATCATATATAAGCATAACTAGTAATAGATAGCAGAGCCAACGATTTTGGGGTTAATAAGCGTATTGTTAAGGGTCAAAAAAAAGCGATCTTAACAACCGTCTTGATCGAATTCATCCCAAGCCATCGTGCCATCTGCTAAGACTCTTTGATGGTATGGACAATCACCCTTATAAATTGGGTCTTCTGGATTACGTCTGGTTTCATAACCACACATATTGCAGTACTCGTTAAAGTTTGCCATGATATTATAACAACATAGTAATATATAAAGAGATATAGTAGATCATGGGGTACTTAAGCGTTTATGATAGACAATAAAAAAAAGGGCTATACTTTGATCCAGTCGCCATCCCATGGCTTACCGTTTAAATATAGTTGGTATGCTTTGGTGTTAACCCTAACACCAGAAAGACCGTTAAGTCTCTCTTTGGTGGTGGGTGTATTCCATCCGCATGTAGTGATAAATAAATCACCATTGTCTATTTTTGCGATCATATTACCATGCAAATACATTTGTTTTTGAGTAACAAACATGTTTGATTTGGTCAAATTAGCACCAGCATAAAATGCTGAAACTGCCTGATCTGTAATCTTTCGACTCATACCATATGATCCTCTTCATCGTATAAAAAGGCATCTAGTACTTTGTTAAGATACTCTAATCGCTTATTTAATCGACTCATACCAATAAAATACACATATAGTATTTAAATCGATATAGTACAGTAATAACAGTATGCATACTATACATACCATTCGCATGCTTATATACCCCTAAGTGATCAAGGTGGGGTACTTAAGCGTTACTAATAGGGTAAAAAAAATACTTAGGCTTTCCAGAGGAACATAGTTCCGCCATCGTGCCATTCAGCGAACCATCCAGCTTCATCAAGTATTTCTTGAACCTTTGGATGCACTCCAAAGTCAGTGTAGATGCTTCGTGGGTTGTATTCGTACTGATAATCAAACATACCCATTTCCATAGAATATGTTTTGCCTTCATCATCGGTGAAACTATCCATAAAAGAAGGATTACCTTCACCACCTGTCCAAATACCTCCATCATTTCCATCAAAGTCCTCACTAGGTTTAAAGAATGCATCCTTGCCTTCGATGCTGATCTTCCTTAACTCTGAAATGAGTTTTCTTCGATTCCAAACTTGTGTTTGTGACATGGTTATTGTTTGATGACATTGCTTATAAGTCTGTCTAGTAGATAATCAACACCAATACGCTTTAATACCCCGATTGTGAAAATATACTACTAGCAACTCTTATAAGCAATTAAACCAAAATAATATCATGTCAGAACTCAAATACGAGATTGATGAAACTGGTAATCCAGTCTATGAGATACCTATAGCTCTTATAGCCAAGGAAACACAGTTAGATCATGATCCAGAGCCTTCTACTATCGGATGGTACACAGACTATCACGGTATTAGAGGTGACATTGCTATAAGCATGGGATTGGTTGAAGAGTCAGATAGTGTAGTCTTTGATTATACTATACCAACTCCAGATCAATTACATGAGCGTTATGGCAACACAGACATCCAATACTAGTTTTTTTGGTCATCTATAAACGCTTAAATACCCCTACTCTGAAAATAGCCTACTAGACAGCCTTATATATGATAGCATTCTAAAAGAAACATGTCAAAACCAGAATTTGAAATGTGTTCATGTGGTCACTTTGGAGGAGAATCACCAGATACCCACAACGGACATAATGCAAGATTCCAAAAAGGACACGGTTCATGCAATAACTGTGATTGTGTACAATTCACATGGGTTGGATTTTGCACTGCATCGGGAGAGATCCCAAACTAATTTTTTTTGGCATCCAGTATCGGGGTATATTAGCGTTATGTATTGAACAAAAAGAAAAGGGGGTTTATGCCTCTTTGATAGGCATGTTTAATCTGTCCATGGCTTTTGAGACTTTTTCCCAAATGTAACCACTTCCGCTAAAGTAGGCATCATCACCTTTACTGATCATGAGCTCTTTTACAGCACATAAAAGAAATAGGTTAGCATCTGCAATGCTGTCTTTGTTAGTATCTAAGTGATACCCAAAGGCATTGATCATTGCCTGTCCAACTGCATCATAGCCAACAAGGTCAGCCATTTCAGTTAGATGCTTTTCTAACTCTTTCATTGCTACTTCTCTAGCCTCATAACAGTATTGCTCTGCTGGGTCTAGTTGTTCTGTAGACATAATGATATTCATACCTGCATCATATATAAACAGTGCTAGTACAATACATACTAGTAAGGCTTTAATACTACCGAAACAATTCCACAGTGTTGAGAAACAAGATCACACGTTCTAGGTGCTCATGGAGAAAAAGTGGATTTTGAAGAAAATCGGGGTACAGAACAGGAAAAAATAGATACAAATAAACCGAAACCTAATCCTTGGGCAAGATTCTGGAACTGGTATGAAGATAAAATATTGGGGTCTGTAATATTAATAGCCATAATACAGTTCATACAGATACCTCACATGGTATGGAATGCGGACATGATGCTGGAAGCTGGGATGATTTCAAGGGTTCATCCAGTGATAGACTGGTTCCTATATGGTGTTGACTTGATTGAAATAGTGTCAATAGTCAATGTGGGTATGATAATGTACAGTCTTGTCAAAAAAAGAAAAAAAGGTCATAAGACCAGATCGTAATATTATTTTAAAGTCTTACGAAAGGCTTTTACATTTTCAGTAATATTGTCTATTGTTGCTGTAATTAATTTTGTCTGTAATTCCAGAAACTCCTTACCGAATCCGTTTGGGTCTGATTTTTTAGCAATATCTCCAAAGGTATTTACCAATTCTGTTTGTAAATCAGTAAATGCTTGAAAATATTCAGGTACTTGTGTTGCCATAATATAACTAATATAACATCATTATATAAGTCTTATTGATGTGAATTCTCGTAATCCTTTATTATTCTTTTAATAATATCTACCCTATGAGTAACCTGAGCAATAGTATTCATTCCGTACTCGTCTTCCGTGGGGATTTTAATCTTTGACAATACTTGTTTCCAGTCTTTATAATGAGCTTTCCATACAGATTCATCTCCAAACATGGAAATAATATATTACCCTATATAATAAAGGTTATGATACAATCAAGTCTCTGGATAAAAATTTTGAATACATATATCACATTCTTGCCAAGGATTGTTGAATTTCTTTTTACATCTAGGACATTTCATTCTATACTCATCCAAATTAATCAAACACACCGTCTGAACAGTCTACTACGCTACCACAGTTAGGACATATCTGGTGGCACACTGTCATCTTGTTCATTATTTCATCACATCTAACACAATTCAATTTAAATCAACTTCTTCACATTCTTTGCATAAAATATTACCATCCTTGGTATTTATTGGAACACCAGTACAATAACATTTATGACATATGCCTATCATTTGTTCAATCCCCATATATATAATGAAAATACAAGTCCTGCCAATGCTACAGAAGCCCAAAAACCAAGTGCTAGAGCCTTTTCTTTTCTATAAGCCATTTTTCTTATTATACCCCCTATATGCCTCGTCAACCTCGCACTTTAGGCAGTAATCGAAAAAACTCGGCTTGCCGCAATGCAAGCATTGCGTAATTTCTCTGACATAGTCTTTTCCAGAGAAGGATTTTTTCAGACCCCCAATAAAGTTATGAATGCTCTCCCTAATCATCCTTAACCCTCCGCATGACCTTGACCTCGTTGTTAGCGATTACATCGGACTTGTTCTTAAGAGAACTGTTATCCTTATCCATAAGATGTATTGTACCCTGTAGCCTAAATATGCATTTGTAACATTGTTTTTTAGAGTGATCTTTTATCAAGTCACCGCATGCAATACATATGACTTTTTTTATAACGTTTACACTTATTGCCATCCTTCACCATGCTCCATTGAATCCATCCTGTCAATCATATCCATAAGCATCCTTTTTATTGCTTCTCGTCTTTTTTCAGGCATCCAATCTTCATGTAAAAGAAGTAACAAATCTTGAACTGCTGTGGTCACATATACACTTCTTTGTTGCATTATATATAATTATCCTTTATTTCTGAGGAATACTCATCCATATTGTATTTTGGTTCTTCCACGACTCTTTCCACAGGAGTTTTATACTTGCTAGTATAGTCATTGTAGACGTATAATCCTATGAGTATCAATCCCAGCGGTGTAAGAAAACCTGTACAAAGACAGAATATTCCTAGATAAAGATATGCATTACCCATCTTTTTTCTCCTTTATTATGTCTTGTAGTTTCTCTTGTATTGATTTTAGGTCTTTTTGTATAAATTGTATCGAGCCAGCCATGAATGCCATTTCTCGGTCAATGTATTTTTTCTTTTTATCCCAATCCATGTATGAACTACGACATACCACTACTTAAGCATTGCTAGTTTTATATGACCTGACCACAAAAAAACTTCGAGCCTTCGGCTCTCAGTTGCCTATTCCGTGTCAGCCTCTTTTATCTCTTTAATTTTATCCTCAGCCAAGAACGTGAGTTTCCAGAACGTACGTTTTTGTGTCAAAGGTATATCTTGTACTTCTTGTACCTTAGCATATGTGTTTTCAAACCAGCGTAGAATATTGCTAAAATCCTCTGGATCCAAGTCGACCATAAATATATACTCTATCCTTTATTAATAAGGTTGTCTATTTATAAAGGATTCTTATAGCAATATTAATATATGTATGAATATAACACTGGACATGGCACAAGAAAAACCATTTAAAGAGCCAAAGGAAAAAAAACATACAGTTAAAGAATGTAAATGTGAACCTAATTACAGAAATCCTATGTGCTGTGAGCATGGCGACACATGTAATTTGTCTTAACAAATAGATTACAAAACAATTACAGAAAGTTTATAAGTACGCATATATTATGATCATATAATGGGTATTAAAGATACTTTTAGGACTGTAGCCAAAAATTTAACCAGTCTAAACAAGTCACAGACTGATAGTACTACTAGACCAAGTATGGCACAGCCATACATGAGTACCGATACAGGTGCTAAACTACCAATTTTTCCATTCCCACTTATTATGATTTATGAATTAGCAGATAATATCGATGCCTTAAGAATTCCTATTGAGACTCTTAACAGAGAGATGTTTAAGAATGGATTTGAGGTAGTAGAGAAATACAAGTTTAAATGTTCTAACTGTTCTAAAGAATTTCAATACAAACCATTAAAGAATGACAATCCTGATGATCAACCATTTGAACAGAATCAGGATAATGAATCAAGTCAAGTACCAAGAAGTGATGCCAAAAAGGCAATACCTACCGAGTTAAACACTACACATGACATGCAATGTGACTCTTGTGGTAATGAAAATATGTTAAGACCTGTACCAGAAAACAGAAAGAAACTTGAGGACTTGTTGGAAAATCCTATTAATGGAAACGATCAGACACTTGAAGATCTTTCAAGACAGTTGGAAAGAGACTTGGAAATTGCAGACAATGCATACTGTTTGGTACTAAAGAGTTATGATATCAATGATACTACTGGTAAGATTAATCATGATAAAAGTAAGATTAAGGAATTTTTAAGAATAGATCCACCCCAAGTTGCAATGATAGCAGACAGTGACGGTAGGATAGGTTATGACGATAAAAGAAACAAGGTGTTTGTATGTCCAAGATTTGAACATAGAGATAAAAGACTTACTACTGATAAATGTGACCGCTGTGGAGCAGAAGCATTAAAGGCAGTTATAGAAGTAAATTCTGTATACTCTGTAGGAATCCCCCAGCCAAAAAGGGTGGTATACGGTGAAGGTGAGGTAATATGGAAAGCAGGGAAATATAAGCCAAGTTTGATTTACGGATTCTCCCCTATTTATAGTATATGGTCAAAAGCAATGGCTTTATCCCACATGGATGAATATATTAGAAAATACTTTGATAAGATGCGACCACCAAG